CGGAGCAAGCGACCATCACGAGCAGGGAGTGCCTGAATGAAAGATTCGATTGCTATTGGCGAAGGATTTCCGTTTATACTAATGATATAGCTCCGGAAGGCATCTGTCATTCCGCCGCCGGCTGCTTTTCTTTTAGCTTTTCTTTCCATCTCCTTGTAGAGGCGGAGTTCGTCAGCGCCGTTTAACATGCGACACTCAACCGTTGCCTGGGTCATGGGAAGATTCACGAGCAAAGTATGATTGTCCGTGAGGGTTACTCCGTGCTCTACAATCTTTTGCTCAAAAGAGTTTGTAGGTGGATTCGAAATGTCGAAAGAGAACTCCTCATGGGCACCACATGCAGGACAGGTTACATTAGTGTCATAATCAGGACCATAACCTGTGCGTCGGGCGGCGACCAAAAGTGCGTTCTTGTCTCCGACTAAGAGAGTATCGATCTGGACTGTCTTGTCTACTAACAGGTTTTGTAGCATCCTGTCTAGAGCCACGCCTTCTTTAAGGAGAGAGCGAGAAGTAAGTATATCCTCCTCCTTGGCAGTCATAAACTTGATCTCCACATTTGTTGCATTATGGAGAGGGTGATCGGGACCATAAAAACGACCGCCGCTTGGGATCTCTACAAACTCAGTAGGAACTGACCAAGCAAATGATTGCGTATCTGTAGATGCACCAGTGCCCGTCCCTACAGCAGAGATGGGCGCTGGTGATTCGTCGTTTAAGAAATTGTCGTCAGGTTGCCCTGTTCTATTCTGATTGCGACTCATATGTAACCTTTCTTTTTTAAATTGTAACCTATATTATCTGATCCGTTTAGAATCAGTTAGCAGCAGCAGTTGGGCGAGTGCCATTAGCTTGGGTTTGCGTAAGCTTAGCCCAATCATAAGTCAACTCAACTGTAACTTCGTTCATGTCATCAGAGGCATAGTCCAAAGAACCGCCGAAATCTACGCTGGTGATGAAGGGGTTCATCAATTCCCAGCGTTCGATGATGCCACCATTCTCATCAATCTGGTCGATGAAGACGGAGCCGATCTGATCAGCGAAGCCTTGCTTGCTAAGACTGACCTTGGAGCGAGTAGCTGTGGTGGGATACTTATAACCTGAAGCACCCAACACATCCAAAAATGCCCAAGATAGATCTGGATCAACTGGATCTACAAGAGTAATTGAAATAGGATCCCAGGTCACACGACCGGGATACTTGAAGGTGTGATCAACATACTGATGTTCAATTGTGCTGATGTTAGCTTTTGGCTTACTAGCAGTCTTGATTGTCCAGACGGGGATAGCACCCTCGCCTAGTGTGCGGCTACTAAACTTAAGCTCAAACCTAAAGCGGCGTTTTGGCTCAGTTCTAACATCATTCCAGAATAAACTTGACATTATTTTATCTTACTCCTCAATTATAATTAGGCAGCTTTCGAATTAATCTTCGAAGGATGCCCCGCTATTAGTAACCACAAAATCAATTGCAAAGTACTCGACTGCTCGGGTTGGCTTCACAAGCAACTTAGCGTACATGATGTTTCGGTCAATCAAGTCTGGCGTAGTTGTTGTGTCGTCTAGGACGAGGCGGAAATCCTCGATACCAAACTCAGCACGAACGCTCTCTAGTAAGGGGTTAGCCTGACCGAGGAAGCGATCCCAAGTATCCTGAGTATTGGGTCCGAAGAGCAACCTAGAAGCGATGAAGGAGATTTCTCTCTTCAAGTAGATCATCAAGCGACGAACATTGATTCTATCTAGAGCAGAGGCTGTCTGCTGTAGTGTCTTCTGACCAAAGACCACGATACCTTCAGCAGGGAACTTAGCAATTGGGTTAATATTGTTTTCATATAGTGTGTCACGCTCGTCTGAAGTTAGACGGCGAGAAACATCCAACACTGGCACGCCAGCAGCACCTTCGCTCAATCCACCTCGGGTGAATCCAGCAGGAGCGAACCATGGGGCGTTTAGACGGTCAGTTGAAGAAAGAACGCCCATCGCAGCCACACTTGGTGGTGCCCACAAGGTCTGGTTAGTGTTGGTGTCTAGGATGCGTACCCATGGGTAGTATGTAGCACCGTAGCTGTTGTTGATGCTACGAGCAGCCAAAGTATCAGCAGCTTGCGTAGCAGTAGAACTAGCATTACGAGTCTCAGCGGAGCCCGTGTCTTCAGTACTTGGCACATAGCCGTACTGGATATCGACGATAGCTAGGGCGTCGGCACGCTCCTCGACTGTATCTAACAAGTAGTTAGTCACAGCAGGACGCCAGATCCCTGGGATAGACACAGCATTCATTTGAATGTAGTCTGGGTCTGAAGCAATGTTGATGGCTTTTCTTAGGGAGAACAACTCGTATGAATCATTTTCATCTGTTGCCGTCATTTTGCTATTTCTAAATGGTTCACGCTCCGTTACATCATAACCGTCGGATCCACCGAAGAGCATTGAAGTAAAGCGATCAGCGCCGGCTGCAAGCGTTGTTTTATAGCTTGCAACAAGTGGAGCACTAAGGCTGGTTCCAGCAGCACGCTGACCAGCAGCATAGGTATAGCCTGCATCAGCCGAGCCAGAGATATTATCTAGTGAAAAGCACCAGGCAATAGCTGTGGGGTCAGTAGCAGCATATGTTGTGGTTTGACCTTCAACATCATGCGCCGTAGAAGCAGGATCATTATTGTACGCAGATAGATCCATGGTTCGAAGTCGGAGACAATCAGCAAGCTGTGGATTGAAGAAGGTGTCGGCACCTGTTCTTCCGGACCATGCTCCCCAGAAAGTGTTTCTCATGGAACGAGGTGTTCCCCATGTGCTCAACTGTCTTAGAGGTACAGACGGGAAGGCAACCTTGGCGGAGAAGGTTCCACCGCCAGTAAAGTCATTAGCCGAAACATTAGTTACGGCTGCCATATCTACAACAGTATTACCTGAAGATCCTGCACCTTGCTGAATAACTGTGACGACGGCATCAACACCGGCGGCACCGGCAGTGCTCACATAGGCATCCGTCAATAACCCAGAGGCGTTGATAGAAGCAGCCAGTTGACTAGCAAAAAATGCTGGGTTGCCGTCAGCCGCACTCGCTATACCGATGTTGCCGACGGGGGTAAGGAGGTCGTCGCCCGAATTGAAGGTGAATGTTGTGGGTGTACCAGCCGCATCAGTAAGGACAAAGTTATCGCCATTGATTCCAGCTTTCGTGAGACCCGCAGCAGTGATGGTAATTGCAGTCGCAGCAGCAAAGGCTGGAACCTGCAACACATCAATGTTAACAGCCTCGTGACCGATGTTACCGAAAGCAGCTTCGCCATTACCAGCCAACATCGTCTGGACAGCACCACGGGATGAGGACACTGGAGTAGCATAGTTGGAAGACCAGCCACCAGAGCCGCTGAGGATACCAACATCACGATACTTAAGTGGACCGAAGACGCCGAATGGTAGCCAGCGGCTTTCGCCGGAGCCAGCAGCAACATCTTCGTTCATGACTACACGGATGTAGTTAGAAGTATTATCAAACTCACCGTACTCTTGCATACGCTTTTCAGTCTGAGAATATACATCATACTTGTCGCCGATGCGCTTAGCAATATAATTTGCAGAAGCAGGATTCAAGTTAAGCTCGTCGAAGCGTTCAATGATTTCGGGTCGGCTATCTGTATCAGAGAGAGAGCGAACTAGTACAGAGAAGGTACCATACTCTTGATAATCGCCTGCGGGGGCAGTTATGTTTGAGATAGATACTTTTACTTCCCTTTGGACTGACTCACCAGCAGTAAGAGCTTCAAGGCGGAAGAGCTTCTGCATATTCCGTGGAGCATAACTTGCAAAATCATTCGTAAGATCCTGTGCGATAAACCAACCTGTGGTTGCCTTAGTAGCGCCACCCTCAAAGTTGCTTTGCTGTACAGCATAACTGCCACTGTTCACAGCCATTGGAAGCATTGCCGCAAAATACTTGGTCGTTGAGGACCCAAGGACACCAATTGAAGTAGTTCCCTCAGCAGTGAGAGATCGTTCGAAGGACTCTCCTAGCCAAGTAATCCCATTCTGATAGAAAGCCTGTGTAGAGGCATCAGTAATGGCAGAGTTGGTAACTGTGGGATTAGTGTTTAATGCCTTGCGAATGAAGTTCTCACTGTCAGGATTTAAACTGACTGTGACTTTTTCATTAGTAGCACTACCCGTGAAGAGCAGAGTAAAATCATCCATGGTAGCAACTTCATATACACTAGATCCCGAACAAGAAGCGATAGGAAGACCTAAGCCATCCCGAACATCTCCAGCTAAGTTACCAGAGAGTAGGACTCGACCAGACTCCATATAAAATTGAGCGGCGACAGCGCCGTTGAGTGTTGGTCTGCCTATCGAGCTTGAAGGCCATACACACAGGGCATAAACGCCACCAGCATTATTAGTAGCTGGCACATCGCCACCCGTAGCAACAAAGTCGGGAACCTTCCAGCCGGCTTTACCAGCAGCGGTAGCATTACTTGATTCATCACCAAGCACACGAAGGAAAGTAATGGGCGAACCGTTTCTTAACCAAGCCTGTGCAGCAAACGCAGCATAGGTAGGGGCAGTAAGGTTGCCATCACGCCATACATCGCCACCCTTGTTGCCAGGAACTGGGTAGCCGAATGTTTGTACAAAATCTGAAAAGGATGTCATCTTGACAGGCTTGTTAGCTGGTCCTTTTCTTGATCTACCAATTAATAGGGGTCCGACTTCGCCGGGCAGTTCAGGAAATTGAGAGTTATCAATCTCATTGACGAACACGCCGGGTGAAATAAACTTGAATCTTCTGGAAGAGTTGTCAGCCATTGAAAATACTTCTCCTCGTTTTTAAACGCTATTGTGTAGCATAAATACAATAAATGCTACTAATAAATAGTAGCCGATATGTCCAAACACCCACCAATATCCTATTATGGTTAGCCTCGATATTTATCTTTTCTTCCCGCAGTAAAATCAGGTTCGTCGCCAACAATAGCTCGCTCACGACCAATAGTCACTTCCGCTGCGCCTTCACGCACAACGACAGCCGGAGTATCCTGATTTTTGTCTGCTCCGATTATATGACCTAACACCTTGATAGTGATGGTTGTCTTAAAGACTCGTTCATTTGTTTCCAGACCAGCGTTGTTACTTTCGTTGCCAAAAGATGGATCGACAAAAGCCTCATAGGAGTGACCTTCGTGAGTAATATTAAAGACAGCAGGAGTTGAGAATCTCGATAGAAAAGGAGATAGCATCTCATTCATTTGTTGCTGGTAACTAGAAATTAGCTTTATTTCGTATACCATCTCAATAAAGGTGGGGGTTGGAACAAATAAGGTTTCATATACCACTTTCTTATTGTCAAAAGGGAAGGTTTGATAGGTAGAGTCAGTTCCTTGACCGAATCTCTTAATGGCTGTAGCATTAGCACGGTCACGGGTTTTCTCTTGTTGGACCTTCCGAGCAATTGGAATAGCACCGCCTTTTTTATAGAAGTCAAAATAAGGAGGAAGATATACCCCATACCTGCCCTTGTTTTCTGGGTTCTTGGTTAGAGAAGTCCTTACAATAGAAATTATAGGATACTCTAGAGTTCTCCCGTCCTTTCTCAACTCAGACTCATTTTTAATTTGATATGCCCGCTCAGCACCGGCAAAGATCACAGGCACTTTCTTGAAGCCCTCATTAGACTCGCAGAACACATTTAGAGATTCATTTATGTAATTAAAAATAGCAAAGTCGATGTCCTCCATAGTAGAAGGAGCAAAGCCATAAACCGCTTGCAAATCTTGATCTAAGTTAGTTCTTTTTGGCATCAAAGATTCTCCAACATTTCTTTATGATTTAATAGGATTATGAGCCGCATGGGAATTCACAGGGTCGAACACCCCTTGTCGAGCCTGAAGGCATGTTGCGGTGACCTCTAGCGAGGTATGATCGGCAAATCCGGCATCCTGACCAAAGATGTACCTGGGCTCAAATGTATCCACGATCTCAAAATACATATTATCGTATTGTACGAAATCACCCAACCTCACGAACAGGTTTTGATCTTGAGTGAGGCGGCGTTTGTGAAAGTGTACTGTTACATTATACACATTATCATAACCAAACTCTTGTTGAGTTCTTTGCGGGTCAATATATTCAACTAGAGCATATACTCTAACAGGGGGCAAAAAGTTCTTTTCTATTGCCTCCCCATAAAGTGGATGATAGTTGGTACGCTCTTGGTCGATAGGAAAATATAGGACTTGCTCGCCTATAATTCTCTCAATGACCTCGTCATTGATCTGTTTGACAAAGTTTCTTTCAGCCTTCCCTACAAATAATGGAGGTGGTGGCTGAACAGGTTGTGTCCACTTATTAGTTGGCATCTATCTTAACCCACATAAATTCCAGTGGGCACTTTTAGGGCGACCTCTGTAATATTATTCTGAAGCTTGGCGTCTTGTTCTGCTAACGAAGCATAAACCATTTGATCAAGTACTTCTTTTAATTCATCCCTAAGCGATGCTTGTTCTTCTTTAGCCTCGGAGACAAGTGCCGGACCATTCAGGGTTACATCGTTTCCAGGAATTGGGATCGAGGCTAGTTTGGATCGAACTTGCCCAAGGGTTTCCTTGGATAAAGACAGAGCAAAGCGGCGGATCCACTGCTTCCCAATACTGTTAATGTTCTTATAGGGAACATTAGGAAAAGGAAGCGTATTCATGTTGTTGACGCCCTCGGCACCATACTTACGATCAGGATCTTCATCAAATGGCTCTTCCGAGACCTTGAAGTCTACCCAGAACTTGTAGGTGCCACTAAAACGAGGCATAGGGTAAATTC